CGTTTCTTGACGAGTTTCTGCATCAAGCAAAGCATTAACGCGATTTTCTATTGCTGGCAGCTGCTTTTGGGCTTGCTCTTCCGTCTGAATGTTCTTGATCGTCTTGATGAATTTTGCTTTATCCTTTGCGCTCAATCCCGCTTTATCAAGCGCATTAATGATAGCCGTTTGCGTTGCTTTTATGTCTTTCTTTGCAGACTGCAGGGCCTTCTTAAAGGCTGCGCCCACTGTGGCAATCTTGCGGCTTTCACCAAATTGCTCATTGCGCAACTGGTCAAGCTGGTCATTGTATTCAATAATTGCATCACGCGCCTGCATGTTGCCAATATCATTAGCGCTTACGGTGTCAATGCCCGTGGCCTCATCCTCAAGCGCGGCAAGCAGCTGATTTGTGTCGCTGGTGCTTAAATCTGCAGCATCTGCCTCACTTAAAAACCCAGCCTCAACAGCAATCTCACGGGCCTCATCAAGGCTAAGTGTACCATTTTTATTGGCAACGCCTTTGAGTTTTGGAGATTCTTTTCTTGTGTAGCGATTTGTATCACCATCAAGCTTGAGCCCGCCTTTTCTTTTAAGGAATCCGCTCAAAGTTTCTGGCTTTTTAGGAACAGTCAAAAACCCCTTGCCCTCTTGCGCATTAATTTGATCGATCACATCAGGAGCAGTGCGCTCAAGGTTATCAAGCGCGTTTGAGAAATCAGCCTTTTGTGTTTCATCAACAGCAGCAGGGTCAATTTTCAATGTCTGCAAAACCTCATCAGCCTGCACTTTTACTGGTTCAGGCGCGGTATCTGGTGCGGATTCTTGAACTTGTAAGGAATCCTTACCAGTTGCCGCGTCAGGGCTGTCTTTTTTACCCACAACTTTCTTAGCTTGGCCCACGGTTGCGCCAATGCCTGTTTGCCCTGCGGATTGACCGATAGAACTCACAGCCTCAAGCGCAGCGTCTTTAAAACTCACTTTTGAAATGTCACCCTCTTCTTTGGCTAACTGACCAGCGACCTCACCTGTAAACTCACCGACAGATTGCACGCCAACATCAGCAGCGCCTGCAGCGCCCTGCTTTACCTTGCCTGCACCCTTTGCGCCTTTGAGAAAACGCCCGCCGACCACCTGAAATAGAGCATCCACACTGGCGGTGGTTAAGCCTTTACGTTGTGCGCGCGCCCGCACTTCTTCCATGAGCTCATCGTTTTCAAGAGCCTCAAGAATGCTGGCAGCATCAGTAACATCAACGCCAGCCTCTTGCATCATACCGTCAATTTCTGCGCCAATCTCAACCATTGCGCCGCCGGGTATCGAGCCAGCCACACCACCAATCACGCCGCCGACAACAGCACCAGCTGTGGCAGCAACGGGCACGGTAATAATTTCCTCTGGCACTGCCACCTGTGGGCCAGCCTGACCAGCCACAAGCGCACCAGTTGTGCCGACACCTGCGCCGATGGCAGCGCCACCCTTTGCGCCCAAGTATGTTGTGATAAGGGGCAGCACCGCATTGGGTGATTGCGTCATTGCTGTGCGGCCTATAGCGCGCGGGTTGCCAATAAATACGCCAGCTGTCTCAAAGAACCCCTTAGCATCATCAAATTGGCGCTGAAACTCTTTCATATATGCGGGCTGGTTTTTCTGCGCATGGGCAAGCGCTCGGCTGCGGTCAGCAACAAATTGGTTTATTTCATTGTCAGGCACAAGGCCGTAAGCATTTGCTACCAGAGCCACGTAAGCAGCTTGTTTTTTAAATACCGCGCCAGTCTCTTCAAACACGCTTGTGGGTGCGTCAAAAGCATTGTCGTCTTGTATCTCTGCCATAAATCGGCTTGTGCCTTGTGGTGCGCTGATAGTCTCACCAGTGCTTTCAAACATAATAGACTCGTCTTGTCCCTCTTCTGCCTCTGTGTAGTGGTAGGCAGGGCGCGGGCTATCACGCTGATCTTTCAGCACCTTGAGGCGCTGCAGCTTCTGTAAGCGGTCATTACTCTGTGTGGTAATTGCAGTATCAGCGGTCAAAGTCCTAGCTCCTTCTCAAGCGCTTCAATTTCCGCATCAACATCAGCCTGCGATTTAACATCTTTTACAACCTGATTGGGTGGGGCTGCCTCATCAATAATGCCTGTATAATTCTTGCCGTTCAAGCTCTCACGCGACAACTTCAAAGCCTGCTTAATCACGCGCTCATCCTGCGATTTACTGCCCGTGCTCTCATATTTACCTGTGGCAACATAATTATCCTTATCATCAAAGTGACCAAGGTGGTCAGAGAATGAATTAAATAGGGCTTTTTTCTCATTAAGCGCAGTTTCACGGCCTTGGTTTTTTAAATAGGTATTAATGCGATTGATTCCGTCACCAAACGGGTCTTGAATGCCTGGTAGAATTGTGGCGCTTATGCCTTTTGTGCTCTTGTTGTGTATAGCTGTGGTGACGGCTGCAGTGATTGGGTCAAGCAGCTTTGTCTTGTCAGCCTCACTAATCTCTTTATTGGAAAGCTTACGGTAAATTTTTGACTGATATTTTTGAAAGGCTTTCATGCGCTTTGGGGTCAACTCAACACTGCTCAACTCGTCTGGTGAACCACCAAACTCAACGCGCAGCTGCTGCAGGTCAGCGGTAATTTCATCAAAGGCAGCAGTTTGCACAGCCTGTGAAGGTGGGGAACTAGCTGCTGATTGAAGCGAGGTGAGATAACTTCTAAAATCACTAGCAGCCTCCTCACGGATTCCGTTATCATAGTCAAGCTTATTCAGTTGAGAAATCTTCTCGCCAATGGGAATGTCGGGGTTGTCAATCACCTGACGCAAACCAACCTCATTATTAATCTGAATGTGAAAGGGCTTTTCTTGCGCGTTCTCAAGGTCAATTTTCTGCTGCGCCACTTGACGCTTTGCCTCTGCCTGCATGACAGTTTGTGCTTTTTTGCTCAAGCTCTCATTCACATTAATCTTTTGAAAGCCACCTTCGCCGTCAGGTAAATTTACCTCAAGCTCACCGTTTCGGATTGCTTTTTCAGCAGCCACCTTGTCGGGCTGCGATTCCATCCACGCTTGAGCTGCACCAAGCATGGCAGTTTCTTTGAGTTGTGTGACCTGTTCAACCCTAAATTGCGGGGAAAATAGAGCAGAGCCATCACCGTCTGTGCCGCCCACAAGCTGTGTCGTGCGCATCATAGCCTCTTGTAATTGTTCAGCTGCGGCAATAGCCACACCATCATCCGTGCTAATCAGGCCCTCTGAAATGCTAGGTAACGTGCCTTTTATCTCATTAAGAGCCGATAGGTTAGAAAATCTAGCTTGTTCATTGATAATGCTGTTGCGCTTTGCATTAGCTCTGGCAAGTGAGGACTGTGCAAATTTTGTGATTTGAAGCTCATAGCGCGCGCGCGTGCCAGTATCGTTGACCTCATCAAGAAAGCCCTCTGTGTATTCTTCAATGGCGGTGCTCATTGTATCAGGATCACCAGCGTGCTCTTTTTCAATGCGGCCAAGGTCTTTGGTTAATGTGACCTGCCCCTGCATATAAGCATTTTCTTTACTCTGCTGCCTGTACTGCTCGCTTTTGTCCATAGCCATTTGAGCAACCTGACGCTTTACCGCCACGACACCTTGAGGCCCGCCAGTTTCTTGCACTCTTGCGTTAATAGCTATGCTTTTTTGTGTAATCGGTGCTTTGCTTACCATTAATTTAATCCGCTCAATAAAGTTGGTTTACGTTGAGGCGTAGGAGGAGTTGCACTTTTTGTTGGTGCCGAGTTAAATGGGCTAAATTCACCAGCCGCAGCCTCTGCTGCGCTTAAGAATCCTTGAGTTTTCGCCGCGCTTGCATCAGATTTTAAATTTGAGCTGCGTTGTTGCGCGTTGAGTTGGTTCATATCAGCATTAAACAGAGCGTTGTTGATGCTATCACTGGCGTTATCTTTGGCAGTTTCAGCCGCCGCCTCCGCTGACCCCTCACTTTGCAATACACCGCGTGCGCCAAATAAAGCATTTTGACTAGCAAGATCCTTTGCAAGTTGGTTTTCAATATCTAACGCTTGTCGTCTGCCTTGCAAACCCTCTGCCTGCGCATTAAGTTCAGCCTGCTTTGATTGCAGCTTTAAATTCTGTGATTGCTGCTGTCCCGCCGCCACTGCGCTAATTGCGCTCACCGATGCCACTGCTACTGCTACCCAAGTCATGCTTGACCCTCCTCTAATAAATCCCACTCATAAGACAATTCATCGTAATCTTTGGCAATCAACTCACTGTGAGCGCCTGCCGTTTCCTGTGCATCAATGCCCGTAATTGCAGCCCATAATGTATCCTCTAGCGTGTACACCGATGCTTTAGTGCCAAATGGCGCAAGGCCAATATACGGCGCAACAAGCTCGATTGTACCCTCTTCTGTGGTCACAATAACGCTACCCTCTAAGATAATCCACAAGCGCTGCTTTTTCCACAGCTCACTTACCATTGCAGTGTCTTTGGGGATTTTTAGCACGCGCGTATATGCGCCATCCGTAATGTATTCAGTCAGGCCGTTTGCGTTTATTGCGTCTGCGTCACCGCGCGCTGATCCAGCCATATTTTGCAGATCAGCCTGAAAACGCTCAATCTGTGAGCGCGCCGCAAGTCTTTCGGTTTTATCACCCTTTGCAATACAGGTTTCATGGGCTGGTTTTACGCTTTGTGCCATTACGTATTTATCCTTTTCTTGATTGCCAGTACCGTCATAGGTAATGGGTCGTTTTGGGAGAGCGTTATTTGCGCGTCCTCATTCCAGCCTTTCCAGCCCAGCAGGCGCTTAACACCTGTGAACAAGGTAGGCGCTGCATCAAATGGGCTGCCACCACCAGAAGGGCCAAACCCTCTGAAAGAAACAAGCTTTCCGTTGATTAGTATACCAGCTGTGTTTTTCAAGCGTAAACTTATTTCTGAAATATTAGTTTTGCGGCCCACTATAGTTGACTGACCTTCAAACTGTGTCTCCGCAGGCAAGTCTGTCACCAATGGATTGAAATTCAAACCAATCTCAAAAGAGGTCGCGGCATTGCGTTCAATGGTCACAGAGCCACTTGCCGGCGTGCGGTTGATCATTACAGCACTGTCAGCTTTAACCCTACACTCTTCACCCTCAAGGTGCGTCAGGCCTGTAAAGGTAGCTGTGGGCAAGCCCGTGGTCACCCGTGTTGAGGCATCCATAAAGTGATCGTTGTTGAAGCGCTCAAGATAATTTGTCGTGATACTGTTTATGGTGCGCTCAACCACAAAATACATATCCTCAATATCAACACCACAGCTTTTGAAACTGCCAATCGTTGTCGCCTCGACAAAGCTGGTGATACCCTGTGAGCGCAATATATTAGCAATCGTTAAATTACCATCCCCCTTTAACCAGCAATAGGTATGCGCCCTCCTCTGTGCTGGTGGCTTTGCGCAGTGCAAAGTCAACAGGCGAGGCAATGAGGTGAGAGGAAAGCAAGGAACAAATTATTGCTGAAAGCTTGCTGCGCATCATCATAGATAAATTCTTGAACACTTGCGCCCTTGCGCTGGATATACATCACGCCGCCCTCAATTTCTTGGGGTCTAAAGCCTGTCTCGCTTCCAATAGAACTTTGGCGCGTCATAACAGCTGTCAATGGCGTGATAGGGTCGCCAAATGTTTGCGGTATGATAAGCTCACCGCCGCTGGTGAAGAACATCAAAGAGCGACCGGGGTAAATGCCCTCAATATCATTAAAGCCGCTAGATAAAGGCCCGACCGCTTGATCGTCAAGGGCCTCACCAAAGTTGAAATTAAAGAAGTCATTGACCACAGAGCCGTAAGCTACAGAGGGGCGTGATTTGCCGCCATCAACCCACAACCTGCCTTGATAAAAACGCCCGTGCCGTACATACCCGCGTGCAACTGACCAGATTGGCTCACGTATCTCCCAATCAGATACAGCAGCCGTGTCTGCAAAATCATTGGTAACATCAGCTGTGACGATTGTGCCGCTTGTATACCCCGTAATGCGGGCCGCACCATCATTGAAATGTACCGTCCACCCAACCATTGCCGCCGTAAATACACCTACACTTGCAGTTATTGTACGCGCCAATCCGCTTACATGGCTTGTGGTCATTGTGCCCGATACGGTCACAGCACCAAAATCACGGGTGGGTATGTTGGTGTAAGATACTTCGCCAGCAGCCCAAACATCATTGTCACCGTTGCGCAAAAATGTCTTGGTGATAAAATCAGGGTGGAAGATCAGCAGCGTATCTGCGGAGAACTCCCAATCAATAGCGGGCAGCCGCGCACTGGTCAGGTCAGCAGAATAAATATCAATCAGATATGTTGTGCCTTGGTAAATCGCAATATTCTTATCACTCACCACCATTTTATACGTCTGATCAACATTAAACTCAAAATCAATGCATCGCGTTTTACTCACGCCAGTCTCTGTGGCAACATCAAGCCCCGTGATCTTGGCCTTATCCGTGCCAAGATCAGTAACGCCAATGCGAATTAATCGCACATACCTGTACAACGTGCTGTGCACGCGGCGGCTAAAGTCTTTTGCGACGCTAGTAACGTCAATGGCCTCGCCCATCGTCACCCATGCCGCGTTGTCAATGCTGACCTGCAAGAAAAACTCACTGCTGCTGTTGCTGGTCAAAGAAAAGCCGTTGAGGTAAAGCACGCCAATATCTTGCACGCCGGTCAAATCATAATGAGCAACCACATAGCCGTCCGTGGTGCTTATGTTGGTTGTGGTGAGCAAGCTTGTGCCGCTGTTTTGGTCAGAAGCATTACCAGCCGTGCCGCCATTGGGCGCAGTCTCTGTGATAGAACCGCCCGCAATCTTCGTGAGTGATCCACCAAGTACGCGGTCAATATGCTCAAGCCCCGGTCTACGTTTAAACCCGCCCTGTGGCAGCGTCAAAACATCTCTGGCTGTGGCAAGAGCGCCATAATATTGATCAATATCAGAACGTGCAAGCATGGCAGGATCAAGCTCGCCTTGAGTAAATCTCTGCTGTAATGTGGTAAATCTTGGCATTATTCGTGGCGCTCCTTGTGCATATCCATTTTGATTAAATCAAGGATTCCTATAGCTTCTGCAAATGTTGTTTGCTTCTGATTGCAAGATTCATCAATAACGTTACGCACTCTATCATACAAAGAGCCCACTTGTGGCTTACCGTTAGGGTCTAAAAATACAACTTTTAAATCTGTTTTACTCATTAACTAAACCTCGCATCAATAAAGGGGCTGCTTAAAATCTCATTTGGCGGAGTTTGCTGCGAATCAATCCCAGTTGCAACGGAGAACTTGCCGCCCTTCTCACCTTGATCTGGCGTACCCCATGCAAGCCTGTGCATCTTGGAGGTAAGATCATCATCATCAGTCACGGGCCCCGCAATCAGTGCAGCAAAGGCGTGAATGGCAAAGTGTGTGAAATATGCAGGCCAGTTGGATTCATCAGAATAAACTGTGTACTCACCCCAAAGCTCTGCGTTGTTGCTGTGTATCTCACGTGACCCATTAGGGCCAACAAGGTCAAACGTGTTAATGGGCTTTGCGCCCACAGCACCACTGTTATACAAAGCCCATATCCGCAAAGTTTCCGCAGGCACAATGTGAGCATATTTATACTCATTCAAGGGCGCGGTGGTTTGGTTAAGCCGTCTTTTCTTTTTAACAAAAGTCCATGGGTGGCGCGTCAAAATATCTTGCGCAAAATCTGCATAATAAAGATTTGAAATATCAGCTTCGTTCGTACCATCGTCAAAGCTGCTGATGGTATCAGCTCTCAAAAGGCCCAATGCCTGTGAGGCAATATCTATATCACTACTAGCCATACGGCCCTCCTGTGGTTTGTAAGTAAAAAATGGGGGCAGGGCAATAAAGCACCAGCCCCCACTTAAAAAAGTTTAAAGCTGTGGGGTCTAATCAGTGTCAGTAACGGATACTACAGTACCGTCAGCAACATCAACAACACCCGCAGTGTTTGCGTTGACGTAGAACAGCGCAGGCGCTGGTGTACCATCAGTGTCACAAACACCATAGATCAAATCACCAATATTCAAATGCTTTGACGCGTCATTGAAATACCCAGCGGTATTAACAGTGGCGAGCGTGTCATTTGTGGCAAAAGACCAAACAGAGGGAGCGCCCTTCAAAGTAGCAGTCCCAAACCCTGTGAGGGGCTTAGAGGTGTTACCTACAGGTGCAAAGTTAGCAATAGCAAAAGTCATAATATTTTTTCCTTATATTACATTAAAATAAAGTAGGCGGCTACCAACCGCCCACCAGCTTACGCCTCGTGCGTCAGAACGTCATACACACCGTTGTCGTCAATCACAACAGAGCCAGCGCTAAAGATAGCGTTGACAAGTGTGCTTGTCTTTTCGTTGATGTATGCAATTTCCGTACGCAAGTCGATACCCACAGCCAAACCCACAGCATCCGCATGAAATGCGAAGTTTGTACGGGTTGTGCTAGTCAGGTCAAGACCGCCCTCATCACGAGTCTCAATCAAATGAAACTTGAAGCTTGAGAAGTCATTGAGCTCACCCTTCATGAGGGGCATCAAGATATTGTAATCAGCAGAACTGATTTCAGTCTCTTGCAAGCCTTGCTCAATCGCACGGGCAGAAATAGCCATGTGACGGCGGCCATCGTTTGGCACACCTGCATCATCCATCAAGCGCTTAGCTTGTAAGATTTTTGCAAGGTTCAAACCTGTGTTAGAACCACCAACGCTTTTGGCAACTTGAGTGCTGTTTGCACCAGTCGCCATAGCGTCAAGGATTAGCTGGTCAAGTCTGCGGCCCATAGCCATTGTGGCTGTATCGACAAGCTCTTGGCGCTCATCAAAGTTCAGCTTGGAAAGGTCATACAGGTCAGAGTAATCTGCTGCATTCCAGTCCTCAATAGTGGCTGTGGCTTTACCGTGCCCTACGTTCATAGGGGTTACATCAGTTTGGGGGATGCGTGGTGTCGCAACGCCTTTATTGATTTTAGGGAATTCGTGACTTGAGCCTTTGACCCCAGTCTTAACACGAACTGCCCCGCGTAGTTTCATTTTGCCCTGATACTGCTTTTTTACCAGCGTATCAAATGACGTAATGAAGTTAGTTGATGCTTGTGTTGACATAGCATTTTTCTCCATAAGTTGATTAAAGTTTAAATTGTCATGAGATATGTGATAGGGCCACTTACTTTTAATGAGGGCTGCGTTGCGCAGTAGAGCCTCTTCGTACGCGGGTCACGTTCATATATTTAGTATGCCAAAAAAAACGGGGCTATGCAAGCCCCGCCTTATCACACGTACAAAACCAATACAAGTTAAAACTGTAATTGGTCAGGTCTACCAGCTTTTCGGCGCTGGTCAAGCAATTCCTCTGTTTTACGGATTTTTGCACTGTCCTTGCTCTGATAGGCTGCGTCAATCATTTCTGCAATCTGCGCATCTGGTGGCAAACCATCATCACCCATATCATGCGGAACCGAATCCCCGCCCATGCTGCCACGCAATTCATTGAAAAATCTGACCATAGCAGCAGAGGTCATGCCCTCTTCTTTCATTGCCTCAAGGCTGGCCTCTGATATTCTGCCACTGGCAAGCAACTCACCACCCCAATTTTCAACCGCACGCAATACCTGCGGGCCATTCGGGCCAATAGCCTTAATCTCATCTTGAACGCGCTGCTTTGTGTCAGCCTCGGCTTGCTCAATCTGCTCTGGCGTTTGCTCACCTGCAGCATTTGCAATACCAACCAAGTCCTCAATCATCCCTGACATGAAGCCCTGATAAGCGTCTTGAGAGATACCAAGGTCGTGAGCACGCTTTTGTGCAGCTGCAATGGTCGCATCGCCCTGCGTGAGTTGCGAGGCAATCTCATCTGGAAGCTCAAGCTTGTAGTCTTCTGGCTTGGCAGGTGCTTTGTGGTCACCTTTGCCCATTTTACTGCGCAAATCTTTGGCGATCTTTTCTTGCTTTTGCAGGTCATCAAAGAGAGCTTGAGTGTTCACGCCCTTACCTTCTGCGTCCCAATATTCATCAGGGAATCCATCAGGCTGCTCATCACCAGTGAAATCAAATTTTACGCCATCGCCATCAGCAAGGCCGTCAAGCATTGATTTACCGCTTTTATTTTGGCCCGTGTCGCCTGCGTCACCATCATCGCCACCAGCATCACCTGTATCGCCATCGTCATCGCCATCGTCACCGCCAGCATCATCACCCGCGTCACCAGCATCACCGCCGCCTCCGCCGCCGCCGCCATTATCACCATCAGGCGCGTAACACATATGCGCACCAGCTAAAAGTAGATCGTGTAAAAAAATCATAGTTTTTTCCTTTTATATTTGGTTTTCAGTACCAGTTTGGTTAATCATTGCAGTGAAATCGTCAAGCGTCTTGCACTTGTGGGCAATATCAATACAAAGCTCTATATCACGCACAAAGGCATTTTGCCCCTCACGCGCATAAGCATGGGCATTTGCTGCCTCAATGCTTGTTTCTCGTGCAAGGGATGGTGACCAGCAGCTTGCCTCGATAGTGTTCTCACGCCACGCTTTCAGCACAGCCTTGCCTTTTGGGCCTTGAAATATGGTCGCCATATTAATGCAGTAATCATAGCGGGCTTTGGCGTTAGCATAAAACTCCTCGTTTTGAGGGCTCTGCTCTTTATCATTGTCCACGCCTATGGGATTTATAAATGCGTTGTCAAACATGGGGCATTCCTTTTGTTATTGTGCCTTTAGTGCGCCGATTATATCAGCATTTTCGTGGTTGTGTCATGTTTTTTACTGACCAGGCGGCAATACATCAGCTCCAGCCTGTGCTTGAGCCTCTGCAACCTTCTTCATACCCTCTGCAATTTCTTCTGTGGTTATATCACGAAGCAATGCAGCTGGTGATCCAGTCTTTTCGGACAACCATTGAGGAATTTTCTCAATCTCATAGGCCATCATGGCAAGTTGCGGGTTAATGCCTGCGGTCATTTGGAACGTCTTCAAGAACTTCTGCACGTCTTCCATCGCCTGTGTCTGTGCAATAGGGCTGACCACCTGAACTTGTACAAGGAAATTATCAATCTCAAAGCCCTCTGGCAGTATAAGCAACCCTTTGCGGTGCAAGATAGCCACAATGCGCTTAAACATTGGCTGTACAAATTCAAACATTGCACGCCCGTAAGCACTGCCAATATCCGTTTGAAACTCTCTTATGCGCTCTGCAATCTCAAAGGCACTGGCAGGCGTTGCTTGCTGCTCTGGTAAGCGTGTATCAAGCATGGTCTTGCGTATGCTGTCTTTCAGGTCTTGAATCATGAACTCTTGCACATCAACACTGCCAGAACGCTCAAGAGGCTGGATGCTTGGCCCATTAGGCCCACCGTTGCGCTCAACAGGGATAAAGGCGTTGGGGGCAATTTTGGCCATGTTGGGATTAAACCCGCCATTGCTGGCAACCGTGTACACACCAAATACAGAGAAAGCCGCGCTGCGCAGCATATACTCTTTCATCTTATTGAGCGTCTTAATGTCAGCCATCGCCAACACAAAAGGCCCAATGCCAAAGGCGTGCCCTGGTATCTTCAACCAGCGCGGCGTAAAACAAATCTCTTCATTAAAGCTTTTTTCAACCAGTTTGTGCTGGCTACCCTCATAGATAACCTCATAGCGCCAAACAAATTCGTCATAATCATAATAACAAGCCTCAATAAGCTCGACCTCATCATCAGGGCTATCACGTAGCAGCCCTTTAAGATCACTATCAAGCGTAACCTTCTCATTGGGCCATGTGTGCTCCAACAGGCGGGCTTTAATTTTGTACTTGCGGAAACGCCCGTCAACTGTACCAAAGCGACCCTCTACAAGTCCCATTTCTGACATAGGCGTGGCAAGGAAGTTGAGCGGCTGGCTTTGGTCACCTTCGTGCAGCCAGAGCGCACCAGTACCGATACCCCATTCAAAATACATTTCCGCACTAGCGGTTGAGAAGTTTGAGGCATTAAGATACGAAAAGACAACATCAGTAAGCTTCTCCAGTTCTTTGTTGAATTTCTTGCGCTGCTTTTCTGGTACACCGGGGCCCGCTTTAAGCTCTGCCCAGCGTGTGAATACAGGCGTAAAATTTGATTGCATGGTGTTGACAAAGTTGCTGGCGGCATTCATTGCCGTGCTGTCATACTGCACCGTGGGCTTGTTATGGCTGCCACTTTGTTGATTGAACGTATTGCGGTAAGGCAACATATATTCATAGGAATCCTCAAAGAGCGTCCGGTTAAGGTCGCGCTCTGTAAATCCTTTATTTGCTCGTACTACTACTTTTTCAACTGTTAAAGCTGCCATGTTTTACCTATTCATCAATTAAAATTATTTCAAAATCCACATCAACCTCGCGTTTACGTTGGCTCTCAAATCTATTGCCTGCAGTCATGGCAATTCTCCTTGTTTAATGTATTAACCTAAATTCTTGCGCTTAGTGTCTTCTGGTTTAACGCCAATTTCAAGACCTGACAGCAATGACTTTGAGCCAGAGCGACCAGCCAGAGCTTTCTTTTTTGCGGCATCTTTGCGGTCGCGCGTTGCTTCATCAGCTGCAAGCTTTTTCTCTTGTTCCGCAAGAATTTTTATCTGCGCGTCTTGTGCGCTTGTGTCAGGTTTACCACCAAATAAACTACCCATTGTACTAATTCTCCCTTGTATAAAGCGCATACAGGTCATAAGTATCGCCCGCGTCACCGTAATATTTCATGCCGTCAGGCGTTTCGTTGACGAACCCTAGCAGCTTACACCACCTATGACCATTAACAAAATCCCTGCGGACTGTGGTGTCAATTCTACCATATCTTGATTTTTTAAAAAAGGCTGCTATTTCACGGCTTGCCCTGACCAAGCTTTTACCCGCATCTTTATCAACAAGCGCCCATGCCCTGCCTGCGTTCTCTGTGAGGGGAAACACACCGCAGCACATAATAACCTCACCACCATAAATAATTGTGAATGACTCGCCGCGCATTAGAATCTCTTGATATTCAGGCGTACCAAGGTTTGCTATATCATCCTCTTGAGCATCTTGCAGCGCAATGTATTTGAGGTGAACGGGGTGGAATGAGGTTGTGATCAAAACGGGCTCCAGTCATTCGTATCAGCAATATATGTCTCTTGAAGCTTGCGGCCCTGCTGTGTCTGCGCAACCTTTTTGGCAAACGTGAGCAAGAACGCATCACCGTTATCTGGGGAAAACTTGTATTCCTTCTTAAATTCTTTCTTGCTCTGCATCTTGAGCACGCGGTTATTGCGCCAATCATGAAGCCTTGCAGACAGCTCTGATTGTATAGATTGAGCATCTTTCTCATTCAGTTTTGACATTGAGCACGGCGTATCCTCAAGCCATTCACGCGCATAACGGAACATTTGCGCGGTCATATCAGCATTGTTTTCAGAG